TTAGAAACAAGAAGAGATACTCTCCTTGGTTAAAGCAAGAAAAAATCAAAGACCTTGAAGTAGTTAAATCTTACTATGGTTATAGTAATGAGAAAGCAAAGCAAGCTTTGAGAATTCTGTCTGAAGAACAACTTAATTTTATTAAACAAAAACTTGATACTGGAGGAAGAAAATGAGTGTTGTTAATGAGCCTGAAGTGAAATGGTCCCCAGACCAAATGGTAGAAGTAAGTTTAAATGAACCTGATGATTTTCTGAAAGTTCGTGAAACCCTTACAAGAATTGGTGTTGCCTCACGTAAAGAAAAGAAAATCTACCAATCTTGCCATATCCTTCATAAGCAAGGTAGATATTATCTTGTTCACTTTAAGGAATTGTTTGCTCTTGATGGTAAACATGCAAATCTTACTTTGAATGATATTCAAAGACGTAATAGAATTGTTCAACTTATTGCTGATTGGGGTCTGGTTACTATTCTAAATCCAGAAAAAATTACTGATATTGCTCCTCTCAATCAAATCAAAGTTCTTGCTTATAAGGAAAAAGATGAGTGGATTTTAGAAACCAAGTATAATATTGGTGCTAAAAAGAAAAGAGTAGAGGAAACTGAATAAAAAAGTGGGGAGTTCAACACTCTCCTTTTTTTATGTCTTAAATATATAATAGTAATGTTGCCTTAGGGGACATTACTCACTAAAAGACGCTTAAGGAGGTCTATCATGTTTGGAACAAGTTCACTTACACTTTCAGTGCCAGAAACAGCAAAGTATTTGGCTGATATTCAAAGAAATAGTATTGGATTGGATGAGTGGTTTAAGAGGTTTGATACTGCGTTTGAGTCGCATACTAACTATCCGCCATACAATCTAGTTAAAGAAAGTAGTGTTGATTTTAGATTAGAGATTGCACTTGCTGGATATAAGAGAGAGGATATTGAAGTCACTACAGAGTGGAATAAACTTTTTGTAGAAGTAAAGAAATCTTCTAACTCTGATGATGAGTATCTACATCAAGGATTAGCAAAGAGAGCATTTACTCGCACTTGGACTTTATCTGATGATGTAGTTGTTGGTGATGTTTCTTTTGAAGATGGATTGCTCACTATTAAACTAAATAAAGTTGTCCCAGAACATCAAAAACTTAAAAGATATGATATCTTTTCAAGAATTCATGCAGATAGTCCAGGAAATGAAGGGTGATTTTGGGACTAAACCATACAAACCAAAAATTAATTGTTATGGTAAAACTGTAGATTATAAAATGGCTCCTGGGAAAAAAGTATGTGCTTTTAAAAGAAAGCGTGAATGATAAATATTATTGAATATCGTCGCTGCTGGGGGAAGGATGGTCACAGTCATCCATTCCCCCCTTTTTATAAATACCAATAAAAGCGATAGATGAAAACATATAAAGGATTTTTTGGAGAATCTATATCATTTCAAATACATGATACTTTGAATCCTACCTTTTGGGATGGGGAAAAATTGCGTCCAAAAGTTAGATCTCAACTTAAAAAGATTGCTGCTGCTTGGGTAGATTATGTTGGAATTGATAAAGGTTCTATAGAAGATATTTTACTTCTTGGTGGTAATGCTGGGTATAACTATACAAAATATTCTGATTTAGATTTGCATGTTGTCATTGATAAAAGTAAATCTCCAAATTGCCCTGAACTTTTAGATGATTATTTTAAAGATAAAAAGCAACTTTGGACCTTGACTCATGATGTTACAATCTATGGTCATACTGTAGAACCTTATATTGAAGAAGTTGGAAAGAAGAGAAGAAAAAATCAAGGAGTGTATTCAGTAAAATATAATAAGTGGGTAGTTTTCCCAGGCAAGTTTAATGGAACTATTGATAGGGACTTGCTAAAAACCAAAGTTAATGATATGATTGGTAAGATTAACAGTGTTATTAAACACTCAAATAATGTTTCAGTATTGGAAAATCTTTTGAAAAAAATCAGAGATATGAGAAATGCTGGACTAGATAAATCTGGTGAGTTTGCCTTTGAAAATCTTGTTTTCAAAGAACTAAGAAACAAAGGTTACATAGACAAACTTGCAGATCACATTTTAAAACTACAAGATAAAACACTTACTTTAGAAAATTATGTCTGTTAAACTTTTGATTTTAAAATCCTATGAAGATGTGGTTGCTGATGTAAAAGAAATGGTCTCTGGGGACAAGGTTATTGGATATGTTCTTAATAATCCTTACCTAGTTAGATTGGAAGATGGTGATGACGAACTTCCTACTAGAGTTTCTTTTTATCCATATGCAGCATTATCTAAAGATAAAAATATTCCAATTCCTTGTGATTGGGTAGTTTCTATTTTGGAACCTATTGATGAAGTTAAAAATTCTTATTTGGAGCGATTGAATGCAAAACCTGAAGATTCTAATTCTGAAGAATGATTCCATTCTTATTACTGAAATACATGAAGTAGAATCTGAACTTGGAGAACCAGATTGTAAACTGGTTAATCCTTGTCAGATGCTTGTGTCTGATGCCACAACTTATGATATGAGAAAGTGGCCTGTCTTTACTAATCAGAAAGAACTTATGATTCATTCTGATTCTATCTTTACTATTGTTGATCCAAAACCAGATCAGATTGAACTTTATTTGAAAACTATTAAATGAAATATTATACTAATGTAGTTCTTGTTGGAAATGAAATACTTTCCAGAGGTTTTGATAATGGCGAGCATTTTAAGAATAGAGAACCTTTTTACCCTACACTTTTTGTTCCCAGTAAAAAGAAAACAAAATATAAGACCCTTGAGGGAAATTATGTTGATGAAATTAAACCTGGAACCATTAAAGAAACAAGAGAATTCATTAGTAAATATGAGAATGTAGATAACTTTACCTTGTATGGAAATACAAGGTATATCAATCAATATATTTCAGAAACATATCCTGGCGAAGTAAAGTTTGATATTACTAAAATCAAACTCATTACAATTGATATTGAGGTAGCATCTGAGAATGGATTTCCTGATGTTCAATCTTGCGAAGAAGAACTTCTTACTATTTCCATTCAAGATTATGCTACCAAAAATATTCTTACTTGGGGTGTAAGACCATTCATTAATACAAACTCAAAAGTTAGGTATTATCAATGTAATGGTGAAGCAGACCTATTAGATCAGTTTATGTTCTATTGGGAAAGTAATCACCCAGAAGTAATTACTGGATGGAATTCAGAATATTATGATATTCCATATGTTTATGGACGTCTTTGTAAAGTTCTTGGCGAAAAGGTTGCCAAACAGATTTCTCCTTGGGGTATTGTAACTGAAGGAGAAATTATTGTTAATGGTAGAACTAATAAGGTTTATGATATTGCTGGTATTACTCAACTTGACTATCTAACTTTGTATAAGAAATTTACTTATACTAATCAAGAATCTTATAGGTTGGATCATATTGCTAATGTAGAACTGGGACAACAAAAGTTGGATCACAGTGAGTATGATACCTTTAAAGAGTTCTATAGCAAAGATTGGCAGAAGTTTGTAGAATACAATATCAAGGACGTGGAACTTGTTGACCGTTTGGAAGACAAGATGAAACTCATTGAACTTGCTATTACTATGGCATATGACTCAAAGGGTAACTATAATGATGTGTTCTATCAGGTAAGAATGTGGGATTCCATTATCTACAATTATCTGAAAGAAAGAAATATTGTTATTCCTTTTAAGAAGGAGAATAAGAAGGACCAGAAGTATGCTGGAGCATATGTAAAGGATCCTATTGTGGGTAGGCATGATTGGGTGGTGTCATTTGACCTTAACTCCCTATATCCTCACCTGATTATGCAATACAATATTTCCCCAGAAACTTTGATGGAAGATAAGTTTTTGAATATTTCTGTTGATAAAGTTCTTAAGAAGCAGATTAGTATTCCTAAAGATTTTCCATATGCAGTTTGTGCTAATGGGTCTATGTATAGGAAAGATGTGCGTGGATTTCTTCCTGAACTGATGGACAAGATTTATCAAGATCGCACCATTTACAAAAAGAAGATGCTTGCTGCTCAACAGCAGTATGAGAAAACTCCTACTAAAGAATTGGAAAAGGAAATCTCCAGATGCAAGAACATTCAAATGGCAAGGAAGATTCAATTGAACTCTGCCTATGGTGCTGTTGGTAATGAGTATTTTAGATACTATAAGTTGGAGAATGCAGAAGCAGTTACTCTTTCTGGTCAAGTTTCAATCCGTTGGATTGAAGATAAAATGAATACTTATCTTAACAAAATTCTTAAGACAAATGATGTTGATTATGTTATTGCTTCGGATACTGATTCTATCTACCTTAATATGGGTCCTTTGGTGGAAACTATATTCAAGGGAAGAGAAAAAACTACTGAAGGCGTTGTTTCGTTCCTTGATAAGATCTGTAAGGTGGAATTTGAAAAATATATTGAGGGTTCTTACCAAGAATTGGCTGAATATGTGAATGCCTATGAGCAAAAGATGCAGATGAAGAGGGAGAATATTGCTGAGAGGGGAATCTGGACTGCCAAGAAACGTTATATTTTGAATGTTTGGGATAGTGAGGGTGTAAGGTATTCTGAACCTAAACTTAAGATTATGGGAATGGAAGCAGTTAAATCTTCAACTCCAGCACCTTGTAGGTCTATGATTAAAGAAGCATTTAAGATTATTATGACTAAAACTGAAGATGATATGATTGAATATATCAGCAACAGTAGAAAGCATTTTTATAGCCTTCCTCCAGAGGAGATTTCTTTTCCAAGGTCTGCTAATAATATCAATAAGTATAAGTCTTATAGTATGATTTATGAGAAGGGAACCCCTATTCACATCAGGGGAGTTCTGCTGTATAATCACTATATTAAGGAGAATAACTTGGACAATAAATACCCTGTTATCAATAATGGTGAAAAGATTAAATTTTGTTACCTTAAAAAAGCAAACCCAATTAGGGAGAATGTCATCTCCTTTATCCAACAGTTTCCTAAAGAATTAAATCTTGGTAAATATGTTGATTATGAACTTCAGTTTGAGAAAAGTTTTCTTGAACCTTTGAAAACTATTCTTCAGTGTATTGGTTGGGGCACTGAAAAGAAAAATACATTAGAATTCCTTTTTAGTTAACTATGGACTTTTTAAAAGATATTGTAAAAGAAATTGGTGGAGAATACACACAACTGGCAGCAGACATTGACGAAACTGAAACTTATGTGGACACAGGTTCGTACATATTTAATGCTCTTGTCAGTGGTAGTATCTTTGGTGGTGTATCTGGTAACAAGATTACTGCAATCGCAGGGGAAAGTTCTACAGGAAAAACTTTCTTTAGTTTGGCTGTGGTTAAGAATTTCCTTGATAATAATCCTACTGGATACTGTTTGTACTTTGATACTGAAGCTGCAATCACACGATCCTTACTGGAGAGCAGAGGCATTGACACAACTCGATTGGTTGTGGTCAATGTGGTTACAGTTGAAGAGTTTCGTGGCAAGGCACTAAAGGCAGTTGATTTGTATATGAAAAAACCTGAAGGAGAACGCAGTCCTTGTATGTTTGTGTTAGACTCCTTGGGTATGCTTTCAACCAGTAAAGAAATCAATGATGCTCTGAATGATAAAGAAGTTAGAGATATGACCAAATCTCAACTGATTAAAGGTGCATTTAGAATGCTCACTTTGAAACTTGGTCAAGCAAACATTCCAATGATTGTTACAAATCATACCTACGATGTTATTGGTGCTTATGTTCCTACTAAGGAGATGGGAGGTGGTAGTGGTCTTAAGTATGCTGCTTCTACCATCATTCATCTTAGCAAGAAGAAAGAAAAAGATGGAACGGAAGTCATTGGAAACATTATCAAGGCAAAGACTGCTAAGTCGCGTTTAAGTAAGGAGAATCAAGATGTTGAAATTCGTCTTTTCTATGATGAGCGTGGTCTTGATAGATATTATGGTTTGCTTGAACTTGGCGAATTAGGTGGACTGTGGAAGAATGTTGCTGGTAGATATGAGATTGATGGTAAGAAGATTTATGCAAAACAAATTCTTGCAGAACCAGAAAAATACTTCACACCAGAAATAATGCAAGCACTTGATGAAACTGCAAAGAAAAACTTTAGTTATGGGGGATGATGGAAAAAGTTGAAACTACTATCTTAAGAAATTTACTTTTTAATAATGAATATTGTAGAAAGGTTCTTCCTTTCATTAAAACTGAATATTTTGAAAACATTCATGAGAAGGTAGTTTTTGAAGAAATTTGTAAGTTCATTGTTGCTTATGATGACCTTGCTACTAAAGAAGTTCTTTTGATTGAAACAGAAAAAAGAACTGATATTACTGAAGATACTTACAAAACTATTTGTGAGTATATTTCTACTCTTGATGATTCATCTGCAGATAAGCAGTGGTTGGTAGATACTACAGAAAAGTGGTGTAGAGATAGAGCAATCTATCTTGCACTTATGGAAAGTATCAAGATTGCTGATGGACAGGATGAAAAGAAATCAAGAGATTCTATTCCATCCATTCTTCAAGAAGCACTTGCAGTTGGATTTGATAATAACATTGGACACGATTACTTAAAAGATTACGAAGAAAGGTATGAATCTTATCACAGAAAGGAAGACAAAATCCCATTTGACCTTGAATATCTTAACAAAATTACAAAAGGAGGTCTCCCTTCTAAAACTCTCAATATCGCACTTGCTGGTACAGGTGTCGGGAAATCTTTATTCATGTGCCATGTTGCTAGCTCCGTCTTGCTCCAAGGGAGGAACGTACTGTACATTACGCTTGAAATGGCAGAAGAGCGCATTGCAGAAAGGATTGACGCTAACCTCTTGAATGTAAATATCAAAGACATTCAAGATTTGCCAAAACCTATGTTTGATAGTAAGGTAAATTCTCTTGCTAAAAAAACACAAGGAACTTTAATTATTAAAGAGTATCCAACTGCTTCTGCACATTCTGGACACTTTAAGGCACTTCTTAATGAACTATCTCTTAAGAAATCCTTTAGACCTGATATTATTTTTATTGACTATCTTAACATCTGTGGTTCTTCAAGATACAAAAGTAATTTTTCTGTAAATTCTTATTCATATGTCAAAGCAATTGCTGAAGAACTCAGAGGACTTGCAGTTGAATGTAATGTCCCAATTGTCAGTGCCACACAGACTACTCGGAGTGGTTATGGTAATAGTGATGTCGATATCACTGATACCAGTGAATCTTTTGGTCTCCCAGCTACTGCTGACCTTATGCTTGCTCTCATCAGCACTGAGGATTTGGAGCAAATGGGACAAATTATGGTAAAACAATTGAAGAACAGATATAATGACCCTACCATCAATAAAAGATTCGTTGTTGGTATTGATAGGGCAAAGATGAGGCTCTTTGATGTAGAACAGAGTGCCCAACAGGATATACTTGACTCTGGACAAGAAGAAGAGTATACTTACAAAGAAGAATCTAAAAAGGAAAAATTCGCAGGATTTAAATTCTCATGATTGAAAAAATTGATTTTAACAAATATCAAAACTTTGTAGATGCTGTAACATCTGATGCATCTAAAGATTTTGTAGCATTCTCTGATCGTATTGTTGAACTGGACAGGAAGGGTGCTAATATTGAACGCCTTCTCACTGCTGGTGTTGGTATCAATGCCGAAGGTGGTGAGTTCCTGGAGATTGTAAAGAAAATGATTTTCCAAGGTAAGTCCTGGAACGAAGATAACAAAGACCATCTGATTACTGAACTTGGTGATTTGATGTGGTATGTAATGCAAGCTTGTATTGCCCTTGAAGTTAATATTGATTATGTGATTTCAAGAAATGTAGATAAACTTCTGAAGCGTTATCCTGAGGGTGCATTTGATGTATTCTACTCAGAAAATCGTGCTGAAGACGATAGATAATAATAAAGGATAAATGGCTCAGCAAAAAGATAAACAAGAAAAAGCATCTATAGCTACTTTTTATTATGCAATAGAATTGGGAGCTAATTTAGATCCTGATGCTGATATGGAACTAAAAAATGCTTTGTTGAGAATATATCCTGGTATGGATGCAAAATGGTATGTAGCATTTTTAAAACAGGCACGTGCATTAATTAAATATTTGGGACACAGTGAAGGTTCAAAAGATACTTCTTGGCTTTATGCTTGGTATGATGGTAAACCTGAAGAAATACCTTCAAGTTCAACTACCACTTTAATTAATAAAGTGTGGGATAATTTTACTCCCCAACAACAAAAAATGTTTGGTAGTAAAAAAGATAGTTGGAATACAGTTGATGTTTATATGGTAAAAAAAGCAGACGAGTCAAAATTAGAAAGAACTATTAATTTATTGGAAAAAGAGTTTAATACTTCTAAATTGTCACCAGAAATTTATGTGGGAACAATAAATGCGTTCATGTCACAATCTCTTAAAAAAAAGATATTAATACCAATTTCTTTAAAAAAAGTTACTCCAGGGGCTTTAGAAGCATCTTTAAAAGAAACTAATATTGATGTTGGTCCAGATAAATTAACTGTTAAAGAAGCAAATATAGAAAATCCTTTAAAAACCAATTTTGAAATTTTTAAAGATGGTAGTAACTTGGATTTTAATACAAATTCATTAACAACAAATTTAAATTTTACATCTGGAAAATACTATACTCCTTATTATTGGGAAACAAGGATGTCTGGAAACAATCAAAAAACAGAACTTAAAGATCGTGTGACAAACCCAAAAGGAAATCTTATCAAGGCTGAGGCACAGGCTGGATCAATTCCTGTTCCTCTAATGAAACAATTGATTAAAGAATTTGGAAAATATGATTTGGATGCACATCTTGGAAGTAAATTCTCAGATGCAGATAAAAAATATTGGAAAAAAATATTTAATGATTTAATAAGAGATAAAACAGTCCCAAAAGATTTTGGTAAAATGACAATTCTTGGAAATAAAGTTACTCCTGATGAGTTTATTGATAAATCTTTTGAAATTGATTCTTTGAGTGCTGCTGATGTAAAACTTTTATATAAAGTAAATAAATCAGATTTTTCTGCAAAGTTAAGACAAAAGTTAAGACAACTTATTATTATTGATACTTTTATTCAAGCAAAAAAAGATAATACACTTCCAGATTTTGTTGGGCAAGCATATTATAGAGCAGCAAAAATGAACCTGTCTCAAGCAGATCTTTCTGGTCCATTTATTAAAATCTCTTGACACTACTAAATTTTTTTGCTAATATATTGTTAATAACACTATAATTATGATTGATCTGAGAACTGGAGATTGCATTGAGTTGGCAAAAGGACTTGATGACAACTCTATTGATTGTACTGTAACTTCACCACCATACAACAAACAAAAGATTGGTGGTGGATTGTTTCGTAAAATTGAATATGATAAGTTTGATGATTCACTTCCAGAAGATGTTTATCAAGAGCAACAGATTGAACTTCTAAATGTTCTGTTTGATAAAACCAAAGAAGGTGGTTCTCTATTCTATAATCATAAGGTAAGGTATCTTCAAGGTAATGCTACATCTCCTTGGGCATGGTTGCCTAAAACTAAGTGGCATATCAGAGAAGAAATTATCTGGAATAGAGGTAGTGGTCCAGAGATTTCTGGATACAGATTTACTCAGATTGACGAAAGGATCTATTGGTTGTGTAAAGGAGCAAAGCGTCCAAAACTTCCCAGAAGGTCCGTAAACTATGGTAGTGTCTGGAAGTTTGGTCCAGAGATGAAGAATCCTCATCCAGCACCATTCCCTATTATTCTTCCTCTGCGTTGTATTCAAGCAGTGATGGAAACTCCTGGTGTTGTTCTTGATCCTTATAGTGGTTCAGGAACTACTGGACTTGCTGCTAATCTTTTGGGGCATGACTATATTGGATTTGATTTGTCCGATGACTATCATCAAATGGCTAAAGATAGAATCACTCACCCTTCTAAAAGAGACCTTGAAAAGTTCACTGAAGAATGTGGAATTGAGGTAAATAGTAATATAGACCTCTTCAATATACTTTCCTAATGGAAGATTTTATTCAAGAACTTATTCCAATTTTTAAACAACATATTAGAGTTACACAAATAAAGAGTAAATGTATTGAAAATTTTTGCAAGTTTTATGTAATTTTTGTAGAACAAAATAGAAATCCAAAAGAAAAGAAAGATAAATACTTACAATTGCAAAAACTTGGATTACAGTACATTCGTAGTAATCAGGATTTGATATATTCTCAAATTAATAAATGAAGAAATTTTCCCAGTTCATAGCAGAAGCAAGAACATCCCAAGCAGCCCAACAGGCACATAAACTTGGGTATGTTGGTGATGGACACGGGTATTGGGTAGATAAACAAGGTGATCGTAAAGCACAAACCATCAAAGGAAAACTTCAATTTTTAGATGGTAAAAAGAAAGGTAAAGAAGAAGGTGATGGTCAGAAGAGACAAAAACCAGCAGAAGTAACACCTGGAAAGTTTAAAGGTCAAAAACCAGGAAAGAAAAGATTAGGTGCTAAACCACAAGAAACTACATCAAGAAAAGCAGCAGCACCACAACCAACTGGAGGAGCAGGTGCAGTACCAAAAGGTAAACCACCTAAGGAAGATTCAAGAGGTGAAGTAGTTACTGTAGTTTTTGGTAAGTTTAATCCACCAACTAAATCTCATCAAAAAGTTTTAAGTGCTGCAAAACAAACAGCATCTGGTGGAACTTTTTATATTTTCCCAAGTAGAACTGAGGACCAGAAAAAGAATCCTCTTCCACCAGACCTTAAGATTAAGTATATGAAGGAAATGTATCCTGAATATGCTGAAAATATTATTGATAGTGATGAGTTTAAAACTATCTTTGATGTTCTTGTATTCTTAAATGAAGAAGGATATACAGCAGTAAATGTTGTTTGTGGTGCTGAAAGAGTATCTGAAATTGATAATCTTGCTAACAAAAATAATGGTAAGGTCTATCAGTTTAATAGTATTAATGTAATTTCTGCTGGAGCAAAAGACCCTGATTCTGAAAGTGAGTCATCTGCTATGGCTAGAAAAGCAGCAGCAGAGAATGACTTTGAAACATTTAAGAAAGCACTTCCTTCAAACTTTAAGAACTCTAAGCAGTTATTTGCAGACCTTCAAAATGTAATGAATGTTAAAGAAGGATATAATCTTTGGGAGATTTCACCAGAATATGATTGGAAAGGTTTAAGGGAGAACTATATCTTTGGAAACTTGTTTAAGGTTGGTTCAATAGTTGAGAGTTGTAATACTGGATTGAGAGGTGAAGTTATTAGGTCTGGTGCTAATCACTTAATCTGTGTTACTGAAGATGGTATTATGTTCAAATCTTGGATTAAAGATGTTTGTGAATATACTGAAGTTAAGATGAATAGTAAGACAAGAGAACCTGGAAACCCAAATACATTAGTTGGAACTAAAGGATATTTGGATTATGTGGTTTCTATGACTCCTGGAGCAACTGTAGGATCTATAAATAAAAAAAGGAATTCTATAAAAAGATAAATGACTAACATTTGGGCAAACAGTTTTGATGAAGTAAGAAAACCTTACTTTGAGATGGAAGACCCTTATACTGCAATAGAGGAAAAGAAAAACTATTCTTCTTCCAGAGATCAAGATGGAGATGGTGATAATGACTTTGCAGATAATATGGTTGCAAGAATGGTTGCTTCTGGTAAGATGAC